CTAGGGTGTGGACACATTGTGGACACTCTTACGACCATTTGCACCCTTCAACGGGTTAAGCGAAATCGCGTCCTGCAGGTACTGAGGAGCGAAGTGCGCATAGACCATTGTCTGCGCAATTTTCGTATGACCTAAGATCCTCTGCAGTGTGATGATGTTGCCCCCGTTAATCATAAAGTGCGTGGCGAAAGAGTGTCGCAGCGCATGTGTCGCTTGCCCGGCCGGTAAATCTGGCTTAACCGCTTTGAGGATTCGCCTGAATTCAGCATAACTGGCCTCAGCAAACAGAAAGCCCCTTGTTTTACCGACTATGTAAGCCGCAACGTCGTCAGAGATCGGAACCGTTCGCGGTGTGTTGGTTTTCGTCTTAACGAAAGACACCCGGTTATGAATCACGTTCTCCGCTTTCAGCCTTGCAGCCTCTCCCCATCTTGCCCCGGTACTCAGACACAAGACGGCAATTTTACGATTGTCTCCTGATAGCGCTGCCAGTAAGGCGTCAATTTCCTCAAGAGTGAGATAGCCCGTTTCGGCAGTCTGCTCTTTCAGTTTTTTGAACCCTCTGAACGGATGCTCGCCGTTATACATTTCTGACTCAATCAGGGTTGTGAACATCCCACCTAGTGTGATCAGGTCGCGGTTGATGGTAGTTGGCTTAATACCTTCACCCCGGCGTTGAGCACAATATTGCGTTATCAGGCTCTTGGTGATCTGGAAAGCGCATGGGTTACCGGTCATCGTTTCGAAACGCTCAATTTTCCTGAGGTACGATTGACCGTGTTCCTCGTGTTTACCTTTCAGCTTCCACCATAACTCTTTCAGTTCTGACAGTTGGCGTTTGTCCGTGGGTTTTGAAAGCCATTCCTTTGAGTGATGGTTATATTGAGTATGCTTTTCAAAAGCCATCGCCTCGCTTTTCTTGTCGAACTTCCGACGGATGCGTTTTCCGTTACGCCCAGCCGGTCTAATGTCCACTTCATATCGACCATCATCGAGCTTTTTAACAGACATAAAGCCTCCCGATGATGTTACTGCGTACTTCAATTTCCTGATTTAGATAACAAAAACTCACAGTGCATTTTCTGCACAAATAAGCCCCATAGATGGTTAGCCAGTTTTCTGGTCTGAGTGGGGTGACGTTGTTGTCTGCTGCCCAAAGTGCGCGAGAGCCGGTGCAATCTGCCCAGCTTCGGGTGTTATTTGATCAGTCATAAACCACATGGTGTATTTCGTGAAGCGCGGGTGCTGGAGGATTTTCATGATTTGTTCGATTCCCGGCTTTTTGTCGCCGGCTTCATAACTACAAAAAGAACCGTAAACGATTCCAGTTAACTCACTGAATTGTCTCCTATTTAACCTTTCTGACTCTCTTATCAGCTTGATTTTTTCATGGATCTGTATTGACATAAAATCACCTATAGTTGAACATTATCACCTATCGTAGATTTATATAATCGATAGGTGAATCACCTTTTAGAGCAACTAAACCCTATTTAGAGCAATTAATCACACTAAAGGAGAATCGTAACAGATGAGTAACCAGCTTGTAAGCAGAACAGATGCGGTTCCATATCAGGAATTTGCCCGTCTTATTGGAAAAACTCCCGCAGCGGTTAAAGGGATGATTGAGAAGGGCAAGTTGCCTGTTGTTGAGATGACCGATCCGCAGTCAACGAGTGGGCGCGCAGGGGAATATTGGGTTTATCTGCCTGCCTGGAACAAGGGTATGAAGATGGCATATGACAGCCGCCCGAAGGAAATTCGTGATGGTTGGCTGATGTGGCTCGGATTAGGGGAGCCAGTATGAATAGTGAACCTCGCTGTATTGCACAGTTGCTTCGAAGAGAAAGTCCTAAACCTACCAACTTCACTATTACTCACGGTCGTGGACGCAAGGGCATCATCATCCGAACCCGAAAGCTGGGCGTTATCGAGAAACTTCGCCGCTTGGTCAAAAAGAGAGGACTGTGGTTATGACGGTAATGACACTTGACGTGATCCAGAAACAACCAATAGCGCTTCGCGGTCTAGTCTGCAAGTATCTGGCTAAGCCTCGCTGGCAGGACACTTGCGATTTTTACAATCAGATGATGGAGCGGGAGCGTCTTACGGTTTGTTTCCACGCTCAATTAAAACAGCGTCACTCTGTTATGCGCTTAGAGGAAATGACCGAAGCCGATCGTGAGCGTCTTGTTTGTGCGCTTGATGAATTGAGAAATGCATTTGCCCGGCACCGCCAACTTGGCGCGTCAAAAGCAACTTTCATCAGCCGCCTGACCGTCAGCCAAAGACGCTCATTGTTTCTTCATGCTGGACTGACAGAGCAGGAATTTATGATGCCGCACTGGCGTTTGAATGAGGAGGACTGTTATTGGCGTGACAAACTTTTCCGCGCTCTGCGAGAGCTGTTTAGCCTTTTTGAGTACGCACCAACCATTTTAACCTCGGTAAAACCTGAGCAGTATTTACATTAATTAATCTGGATTCGATTTATTACGCGCCTTACAGCGTGGGGACTCCTTTTGTCCGGAGATAGGCAAATGCAAAAGCAAAATACAGCGCAGCGGGGGATGTATTCGGCACTTCTGGCGCAGGCAGTAAGCGAGGCACAGCGCGACTTGGCGACCCGTTTCTCTTCTCAGTTTGATGGGCTTATCGCGTACATCAGTAAGTCAGAACTTAATCGTACCGAGATTATCGAGTTATTAGGCCAGGAGTCGGAAAAGTTACACAACTCAATTTTCGGTAGAGCTGGTTAACCACTGTTAACAGGAAGCAAAAATGAGCATACACATCGAGATTAATAACCAGTACGTCATCACCAGTGACCGCTATCAATTCATTTTGCAGGAAAAAAAGACCGCAACATCCGGGAAGAATGAAGGTAAGGAATGGTTGGACGTTGTGGGTTACTACCCAACTATCCCTAAGCTTATCTCAGGCTTGGTTTTGCATGATCTTTTGACCAGCGATCTTACCGGCTTTTCAGCTTTGGAAGCTCGGATTGAACGCATGGGGAAGCAATGTCTGGACGCTTTTAAATAATATGTCCAACGAACCTCGGGGGCGTGTTGCCCCCTCGCCACCACCACCATTTTTGAAGGGCGCCAGTGATTCATTCGTTGGTGCTTATCCCTGGAATAACGTCATCAAAGAGGCCATTGGCCGCGACAGACCCCTTACACGTGCCGAACTCCGTCAGGTGCAAGGTGTTTTAAACCGGATTGACCGTCTGCCGTTTTTCCTGCAAACGCTGTTTACATCGCGTTATAACTTCATCCGCCGTAAAAAGAGCCCTTTAGGTGGGCTGTATTTCCTTAAAAACACGTTTGAGCGCAAGCTGCTGCCGCGTCTTGAGCGTGTTAATGAGTTGTGCGGGATGAATGAATCCGCCTCGATTGGTTTCCTGTCCGAGCGCGACCAGTATGCGCGCTTACCAGATATGAATGACAAAGAACTCAGGAAATTTGCGGCCAGAATTGCCTCTCAGCTCTGGAGCAAATACGAGGAGTTAAGCGACGCCTGGGCGGAGGCGCACGGCGGGAAAGAAACACTTTTCACCGATGAAGCTCAGTCGCACCTATACGGTCAAGTGGCCGGTGTTGCTCGCGCTTTTAACATCACCCCTATGTACTGGAAAAAATACCGTAAGGGTCAGATGACGATCCGCATGGCATTTTCCGCTATTTCACGACTGATTAAAGACGAGTGGTGGGTTAACCAGCTCAAGGCGCAGCGTATGCGCTGGCGCGAGGCGCTGCTCATCGCTGCCGGTGAGGTCAACAAAGACCGCTCCCCCTACGCCAGCAAAATGGCGATCCGCGATGTTCACGCGCGCCGCCAGGCTAATCTCGAATTCCTGAAATCCTGCGAGCTGGAAAACAAAGTTACCGGCGAACGTATCGACCTCATCAGCAAGGTCATGGGGAGTATTTCAAACCCTGAAATACGTCGCATGGAGCTAATGAATACCATCGCCGGGATTGAGCGCTACGCGGCCAGCGTTGGTGACGTGGGGATGTTTATCACGCTGACCACTCCATCGAAGTATCACCCGACCCGTCAGGTTGGCAAAGCTGAAAGCAAAACTGTGCAGCTCAATCATGGCTGGAACGAAACCGCATTCACGCCAAAAGACGGCCAGCGCTATCTCTGCCGAATCTGGAGCCTGATGCGTACCGCTTTCAAGGACAACGATTTGGAAGTGTACGGGATGCGCGTTGTCGAACCGCACCACGACGGCACGCCACACTGGCACATGATGCTGTTTTGCAAACCCGGTCAGCGTAAAGCCATCAACGAAATCATGCGTCGTTATGCCCTCAAAGAGGACGGACACGAAAAGGGCGCAGCAAAACAGCGCTTTGAGTCCCGTCATCTTAATCAGGGCGGCGCGGCGGGTTATATCGCTAAATACATTGCCAAAAATATCGACGGCTATGCGCTCGACGGCCAGCTGGATCACGACACTGGCAAACCTCTTAAAGATACGGCCGCCGCCGTTACCGCATGGGCGTCTACATGGCGCATCCCGCAGTTTAAACCAATTGGCCTCCCGACAATGGGCGCTTACCGCGAACTGCGTAAGCTGCCGCGTGGCGTAAGTATTGCCAGCGACTTTGACGACAGGGTCGAGGCCGCGCGAGCTGCTGCAGATGAGGGTGACTTTGAGCGGTACATCATCGCGCAGGGTGGGGCAAACGTTAAGCGTGACGCTCAGGCCGTTAGGGTCGCGCGTAAGGTGACGGATGAGGTCAACGAATACGAGGAAGATATCGAGAGGGTGGTCGGGATTTATGCCCCTCATCTCGGGGCTGACCGTGTCCATGTAACCCGTACAGCCGAATGGCGAATCGTTCCAAAGGTTTTGGTCGTTGAGCCTTTGACCTTAAAAAGCGGCTCTGCCGCGCCTCGGAGTCCTGTCAATAACTGTGGAAAGCTCACCGCCGCTGGCGATCCAGTTATGACACCCACACCGTCTGAGCAAGCCGCAGCGGTGTTAAATCTGATTGAGCGCGGGGTTATCGGCTGGAATGAGCCGGACGTCGTGAAGGTGCTTAACAGGGCGTTAAAAGCTGGCGCACCGCGCAAAAATTGGCAGCAAAGAAGCAATGCGCCGCTCAAAACCAGCGAGCAAGCGCCATCAGCCAGGATGACAAAACCCGAAAGGGATCGCGTCGCAAAAATTCGTTTCGATTTAGCTCAGGAGGGCATTTCCCCGGAACGGTGGGAGCTCGATGCGCTGACTCGTGGGGCAATGGTGATTTATGGCGATAAAAAATTCAGATATCCGGTTGCTGATGAGTGGCCGGGAAATTCAACTAAAAAGGAGTGGGCTTTATGAAAACTTATTACATCCATCCGATGGCATTCGGTAGCACACAAGACCCAGGACACGGCCATGTGCACGTTGTTAAGGCTGATGAAGCAGAGAAGCGCATAGCAGAACTGCAGGCGCGGGAGGTGAAATTACCTGAACGTTATGAAGTTGAAATGTGTCCCACGCCGTCCCCGAATGGGGAAGTGCGCATTCTCTACGCAGCCCTTAACAGTACACCAACGATAGCAACGCCACCGGTGCTGAAACTTGCTTTCAGTGCCGGTGGTGTTGAACAACGTTATTAATCAGATATCTGCAAAAAAATTGCTCGCTTTGACATTTTGCATTTACGGGACGAATTATTTAGATATAGGATTAGCTCAGGCTGACAAGAGCATGACTTTATAAGTCATTAATTAGTATATAATTTATGAGCATTTAAAGGTGTAATGATGTCAAAATTCGATGAACTATGCGCGGCATACAAAAACTTTAGGTCTGAATATTCATCTGTAAGGGAGGATGCAATTAGTTTTTCAGGCTGGCTAGTTGCACAATATCTATCATATTTGGGGATAGACCACAGCTCACCCGCATTCAGGTTGATACCTTTAGTGGGTGAGGAAAAGGTCAATTCAACATACAGCCCTTTCGGCGCAACACATCTTGGCGATGATGGCTACTGGTGTATGGGGATTAGGCTTACAATTTACGAGCAGAAAAATATGCACCCTCAACTTCCTTTGCAAATCGGGATCAAGTTCCTCCGCAACATTGATAGTTCTCATACTGTAGGTCTCTTGGGCTCGGACTCAACATTTAAGGTATCGCGTGATGATGACGGGCGTGAATTGAATGTCTTCTTCGATTCGATACAAAAAGAAATCCAAAAAGTCCTAAAGGCTCAGGCTGATTTTTTGCATGGAAAAAATAATAAAATGAGCACCATCGGATTTATACAGCAACAAGTTGATGATGATCTCAAAGCAGAAAGTAGCGGGGAATAATGAGTTTTAGCTGGCCTTTTTGGGGCCAGCTTTTCACTGTTAGTGTCAAAGATAGCTGCGCATGAATCAGGTGCATTAGATTGCATGCGATTAGGATATTTATTAATAGCATTTAGCGCCAGCGCTGGCGCGGGTCGGCTCTCCCGTTGCACCTGCATGAAAAGATATACATCAAGCGGGCAGGCGAGGCGGGGATAGCACTGCGCGCCAGAGGCGGTGACAGGATTTATTTTGCGCGTCTGCGCGCGTCGTGGTGGCGCTCTGTGGTATGAGGTCGGTCAATGGAAAGTTCACGCGCTTGCGTTGCATGTGCGTCGTCTGGCTTGCTCTGATGATGTGCCGCCCGGAGGCGACATTTAAGGCGGGGTTTACTCTGTATCGATGTTGTAATCCTTAAAGCGGATCTCCTAAGAGGTGACCGGCAGTATCGGCTCGCAGTTGTCGGATATTCGTTAGTGATGAAGTGGTGCATCCGATTGTTGCGGGGGCGCGCATTCGTCATTGCAGTGGAATGTTCGCTGTAAAAAATGGGCGACTGCAAATCGTGAAAGCCCGGCGTTCCGGTGAAAAGGATAAACCTGCGATCGAATATCTAGTATTAAAAGAACTTATTACCAGATGGAGGAAGGCGGCCAAAAAATAGGCCGCCGCATATGAAGATTTTATATATGATTACAGCCGCTATAAAAAATATTTGTCATGAGATGATTGCTGTTGCGTATAGGCATTGAGTTGTGGGATTAAACCTCTGCTCCATAGAGAGGTTTTGTTTAAATTGATACTGTCCAATTTAACTAATCGATTGTGCAAGGCAATGAATTCATTTTTGAAATTATCAGAAGAAACGATTTTCGGGCAGAATGAAGAGTAAAGTGAACGGTTGCTCAAGCCGCAAGCTTTAGCAAGTTCATCTTCAAAGTTTTCTATCTGCTGAAATAAATGAATGTTATGTTTTTTTGCCAGTAAAAGATTTATGTTCTCTTTAAATCTTTCTAAGTTTTCAATCCTATCTGTGTCGAAAGTTATAATGATGTCATTAACTTCAGTTAATGAAGGTATGAATTTTTTTATGCCAACATTCCACAAGTTTACAATGACTATTTTTTTTATAGGATATCCATAGATTGATTTGAAATCCTTGAATAATGCTTTTTCAGTCTCTCCCTCTACGAGGACGATAGCAAATTTTTTGGCCGCCATAATCAGTCCTCGAACAACATTTCTTCAATCAATGAAACATCTGGAATGGTTCCAAAACAGTCATTCTTAACCAAGCTCAAAAGATTTCGGTCATTTTTTTTATGCTTGGCAGTAGCTTCTACAAAGGTGGTTAGCCCCTCTACTTTTTTTGTGAAAGTAAATGAATGCGTTGGCAAATCTAAACTCAATATATCGTAATTATGAGTTGTATAGATGAACTGACCATATCTACACAATTTTGAGATTATCAAAGTTACCATCATTTTTTCTAATTCGGTATGAGTAAAGGCCATCTTTTCATCTAGAAAATAAAGACCGCTACAAGGGAAATTCATTGCAGCCTCTTCATCCTTATCCTCCAGAATACCAGAGAGTAGATGGGTTATTTTTACAGCCTCATATGTGCCACGTGACAATCTATCTTTATTTGTTATTTCACCTTCCATATCAATAATGACTTTGTCACCATTATTGAAAAGTAAAGAGTACCCCTGAAGTTCTTCCTTGCCTTCTTCATCTTTAACTATAAGTCCTGAAACCGACTTAACGGTATTGTCAAAGGTTTTAAGTATGCTTTTTAATACGTTCTTCTTTATGCGTGATATTTTATCTGTATTCTCTTGGTTTTCAGAGAGAATAAAATGCCAGCCTAAAATAAAATCCAAGTCTTTTATATATTGGGTAAATTCTTTAGGGTTAGATTTCTCGGTAGAGAAGTATTTACTTGTTCCGTTAAGCTCAAATTTTTGTGTATCCCAGACAGAATCCAATCTTTTGGTTGTTTTAGCGCATGAATCCAGTTTCCTCAATTCAACGGACGCTATAGCAATTTTTTCTACAGAAACAGACTCATCACTTGCCTTAAGCCAAATACCAACCCTAAAAAGAGATTTTAAATGAACCTGAAAGAAATCAGCTTCAATGTATGCAGGCTTAGTTTTATCCGTCACCCTCAGTGGATCAGGATTGAATACACCGTTACTGATTAAGCGCACAACTGAGAGCATGACACGACCTAAAGATGTCTTGCCCGAAGCGTTTGCGCCTGAAACCACGCACACTTTTTTAAAGTAAAATTTTTCAAAGCCTTCGATGTACTCACCTTCCAGTGAGCTGTTGATCGGCGATCTGGAAAAGCTCAAATCAAGAATGCTGTTTTCAAAGCAAAAAAGATTGTCGATTTTGATTTTTGTAAAAGCCATTTTGTTCCACCTTTTGGAAGTAAATCCAACTATTGATGGAGTGTACATGTAAAAGGGAAGTAATCAACACATGATCAATAAACAGCGCACAATAGCGCACGGATTTGCACAATTTTTATGATGCACTTTACTCCCTTTAAGCCCATGCTGGGCGGGGGGCTGAGGCCATTTTTTTGTATGCACGGAAATTGAAGGGATTGCTGCGCGCAGGTGAGGGGGCAAGCACTGCGCGCCAGAGGCGGAGACAGGATTTATATTGTGCGTCTGTGTGCGTCGTCTGGCTTGCTTTGAGGATGTGCCGCCCGGAGGCGGCATTTTAGGCGGGGTTTACTCTTTATCGATGTTGTAATCCTTAAAGCGGATCACCTCCATTCCGAGCCAGTCGTTTATCTCTTTGAAACGCTCCTGCAGCGGTGTCAGCTCGTTGCGTACAAACACCCGCGCCACCTTCTCGATATCCCCCATCGAGCCGATGTTTTCAGGCTTGCCGCCCATGAGCTGGAACGGCACGCGGTGCGCATCGAGCAGGTCAGCGGCGCTCACTTTTTTGATGTTGAAAAAATCATCCTTTGTGGCGACTTCACTCAACGGCACAATCTTGATGCCATCCGGTTTCCCGTTCGGGGCATAGAAAAACAGGTTTTTAAAATTCCCGAGCCCTTTCGAGTCGCGCATCGCAGAGCGCAGCGCCTCGAGGTCGGTGCTGCTTTGCGCCGCGTCGGTCACGTACATGATGTAACCCGCGTGCGCGCCGTTCTGATAATACTTGCGACGAAACAGCGTGGCGGATTCATTCAGCCAGGCGGAATTGAGCGCGCTCAGGTATTCCGGCATCCCGTAGAGCTCCTGATTGATATCGGGCTCAAGCAAATGGCACACCGAACCGGGGGCGAACTGGTGCGGGCGCGTGTAGTCCGACACGTACCAGTAAACGCCATCCTCAACGCCACGTCGGGTGTATTTGGCCGGGGAGGTTTCCAGTTTAAAGAGCTGGCCGGTCACGCTCATGCGCTTTTCGAGATAGCCGTTGGCAAACACCAGATAATCGAGCACAAGGCGGCTGAAGTCCTGACGCGACAGCAACGGGTGCGGGATAAAGGTACTGGTCAGAATGTTGCGCTTTACGTAAATCGGGGAGCTGTGGTGTACGGCGGCGCGCAGGCTTTTTGCCAGTCCCGAGAAGTTGACCGGCGGCTCGTACCATTTGCCGTTATTGATGCACTCGACATAGTCGAGGATGTCGCGGCGATCCAGAACGGGTGACGGCTCACCAAAGGTGAACGCCTCCATTTTCTGCGGCGCGCTGGCGGTCATGCTGGTCTGTTTTGGCTGTTTGTTTTGGCGTTTTTTCATCTTAGTTAATATCCAGAATGGAGGCTGATTGCATACCGCTACCGGCGGAAAGCGGCTCGTTTAGCAGGGCGTGCATGGTCGCCCACGCGATATCCGCGTGGCTGGCTTCCTCGCTGCGGCTGGCTTCATAGGTGGCGCTGCGGCCGCTGCTGGTCATGGTTTTGCGGATAGCCATAAATGACTGCGTGATGTCGGTTGCACCGGCGTCGTATTCCAGACACCCGCGGCGAATGGTGTCTTTTGCTTTCAGCACCATTGCGGTTTTCATTTCCGGCGTGTAGCGGATGGCGCGCGCCGCCGGGAAGAATGAGCGCACGAGCTGGTAAACACCCTGGCCGATGCCGGTCGCATCGATGCCGATATAGTCGACGGTGTATTTCTCGGTCAGTGCCCGGATGGCCTCGGCCTGCGCGGCAAAGTCCATACCTTTCCACTGGTGACGCTCAAGGATGCGGAACTTGCCACCGGCAACCAGCGGCGGAGCCAGTACCGCGCACCCGGCGCTGTCGCCGGTGTGTGACGGGTCATAGCCAATCCAGACCGGGCGCCAGTTAAACGGACGGTCGGCGAACGGCTCGAAGTCTTCCCATTCTTCCATCGCATCGACCATGCAGCGCTGCAGCTCCTCGAACGGGAATACCGACGCCTTATCGTCAACGAATTCGCACATAAACAGGTTACGGAAGTCATCCGCGCTGTTTTCCTGCTTAAGCTGGTCGAGGTTAAACAGGGTGCAGCCACCGGCGAGCGCGTCCTCAATGGTGACAATCTGCCGCCACTGGCCGTCCCCGCACAACATGCCACCGGCGAGCGCCTGATGACTGATGTCGATGTCGACACGTTCCTCGCGGTTGCTACGGCCACGGTTAAACAGCTCGCCTGACCAGAACGGGTACGCGCCATGCGCCAGCGTCGACGGGGTCGAAAAATAGGTGGTGCGCAGGTGTGACTGCGAGGCCATGCCCGAGGCGACTTTGCGCAGCTTCTGAAAATTGGGGATCCAGAAAATTTCATCAACGTACAGGTCGCCGTTGTGGCTCTGCGCGGTGTTGGAATTGGTCCCGAGAAAAATCAGCTCAGCGCCATTGTTACCGATGACGATCGGGTCGCCTGACAGGTCGACGTCAACCAGACGGGCAAAGGCGATGATGTACTTACGGAACACGTAAGCCTGCGTTTTACTGGCCGACAAAAATATCTGGTTTTGCCCGGTTTTGAGCGCGCGCAGGAGGGACTCGCGCGCAAAGTAGAACGTCGCGCCAATCTGTCGCGATTTCAGGATGTGGCGGATGCGGTGCTCTAATCCCGCTCTATGCCAGCGGAGCTGATAGTCAAACGACTGGTCGAAGAAAATCTCTTCCAGCTTTTCAATCGCTTCATCACTGAAGAAATTGCGTTTCGGCTTTTTGCGATCCCCTTTGTTACGGCTGGCGATATTGGGGTTTAAATCCACCTCGTTTCCGGTCTGGCCGTAGCGGTTAACGCGCGCGAGCCGCTCCATCTGGCGCGACAGAAAATCAGCGACTTTGAAGTCATGCGCGGTCAGGTCTGGCTTTGCGTAGAGCTGAATAAGCCGCGCCTCTAACGTCGATTCCACGCGGTTAATCGGGGCGGTTTCCTCCCATCCATCGCGCTGTTTCCAGCTTTGCACCGTCGGGCGCTTGAGCTGCAGCATGTCGCAGATTTGCGGCACGGCGAACCCCTGCCAGTACAACAGGCGCGCCTGTCGTCGCGGGTCATTGAGCAGTGAAAGGTCAGTTGAAATGGTCATGCTTGCCTCGTTTTTGGTGTTACGTGGCAAGGCTAAGGAAATGGAGGGTAATTCGCGCTAAGTGCCTGTTGTGTCAGATCTAATCAGATCGTAAGCGGTGGCTGATACGGGTCAGAGTCGGGAAACTAAACCCGACCCGAAAACCCAACATCAGGACACCTGAACAATGGCAAAGAAAATCTCTAAATGGTTTCGCATCGGCGTCGAGGGTGACACCTGCGATGGCCGTGTCATCAGCGGCGATGATATTCAGGATATGGCCGACACGTTCGACCCGCGCGTCTACGGCTGCCGCATTAACCTCGAACATATCCGGGGGCTGATGCCTGACAGTCAGTTTAAACGTTATGGCGATGTGACCGAGCTCAAGGCGGAGATTATCAGCGATGGCTCAGCGCTCGATGGCAAAAAAGGGCTGTTTGGCAAAATCGCCCCGCTCGACGAGCTGGTCAGCATGGTTAAGGCCGGGCAGAAGGTTTACACCTCCATGGAGATCCGCCCGAACTTTGCTAACAGCGGCAAATGTTACCTCGTTGGCCTTGCCGTCACCGATGACCCGGCAAGCCTCGGCACTGAATACCTCGAATTCTGCAGCCGCGCCGCGCAGAACCCGCTTGCCGGTAAAAAAGACCAGCCGGACGACGTTTTCTCTGTGGCCTCACTGGCTGTGCTGGAATTTGAAGACGTCCCCGACACCATGCTCAACAGCCTGACCGATAAGGTTAAGGCCATTTTCAGCCGCAAGCAGGCCAGCGATGACATCCGTTTCGCCGATGTGCATGAGGCGGTGACCACCGTCACCGAACTGGTGCAGACCAACCTCACCGCCACCGACCAGCGCGTCACCGAGCTGGAGACCGAACTGGCGCAACTCAAGCAGTACGTGACCAGCAAGGCGGAAGAAAGCGCGCAGGCATTTAACGACCTCAAAAGCTCCCTCGATAACACCGAAAGCCAGCGCCAGCCGCGCCGCGAGCTTTCAAAAGGCGGTACGGGCGACGAGCTGCTGACCAACTGCTGATAACACGCCGGGCGTGCTGCCCGGCCTGAACCCTTTTACCCGAACAGGAAAAACCATGCGTAAAGATACCCGCTTCAAATTTAATGCCTACCTGTCCCGCGTCGCGGAGCTGAACGGTATTTCCACCGATGACGTGGATAAGAAATTCACCGTCGAGCCGTCGGTCACGCAAACCCTGATGACGACCCTGCAGATGTCATCCGCGTTTCTGACCAAAATCAACATCGTGCCGGTCGACGAGCTGAAAGGCGAAAAAGTCGGGGTTGGCGTTAACGGTACGATTGCGAGCACTGCCGACACCGCCGGTGATGATGAGCGTAAGACCGCTGATTTCACCGCGCTGGAGTCATTCAAATACGAGTGTGACCAGATTAACTTCGATTTCCATATCCGCTATAAACAGCTCGACCTGTGGGCGCGATTCCAGGACTTCCAGACCCGTATCCGTGACGCCATCATTAAACGTCAGTCGCTGGATTTCATCATGGCCGGTTTCAACGGCATCGAGCGCGCGGCGACGTCCAACCGTAAAAAATATCCACTGCTGCAGGACGTGGCGATCGGCTGGCTGCAGAAGTACCGCAATGAAGCGCCAGCGCGCGTGATGTCCAAAATCACCGACGAGGACGGCAAGGTTATTTCCGACGTGATCCGCGTGGGCAAAAACGGCGACTATGCGAACCTCGACGCGCTGGTCATGGATGCCACCGGCAACCTGATTGACGAGATTTATCAGGATGACCCGGAGCTGGTTGTCATCACCGGCCGTAAGCTGATGGCGGATAAGTATTTCCCTATCGTCAACAAAGAGCAGGAAAACACCGAGTCGCTGGCCGCTGACATCATCATCAGCCAGAAGCGTATCGGCAACCTGCCAGCCGTGCGCGTGCCTTACTTCCCTGCAAATGCCCTGATGGTGACGCGTCTCGACAACCTGTCTATCTACTTCATGGATGACGCGCACCGTCGCAGCATCATCGAGAACCCGAAAAAAGACCGCATCGAAAACTACGAGTCAATGAATGTTGACTATGTGGTCGAGGCTTACGCCGCCGGTTGCCTGATTGAAAACATCAAGCTCGGTGACTTCACTGCACCTGCAGCGCCGGAAAGCGGGGAGTAAGCCATGACGAGTCCCGCAGCGCGTCACATGATGCGGGTCTCGGCCTCTGAAACAGCGCGGCGGGCTGCTGTCCCGCTGCGCAATGCAACTGCCTATGAGCAGATGCTCGTTAAGCTGGCCGCAGACAACCGCACGCTAAAACAAATCAGCTCCAAAGAGCGCAAAGCCGCGAAAAAGCGCGAGCTGCTGCCGTTCTATCTGCCGTGGGTCGCTGGCGTACTCGAAAACGGCAAAGGCGCGCAGGATGACATCGTTATGACGGTGATGCTCTGGCGTCTCGATGCTGACGATATCGCCGGGGCGCTGGAAATCGCCCGTTACGCCATGACCTACGGCCTCACCATGCCGGTCGGTCGCCGTCCGACGCCGTGCCTGCTGGCCGAAGAAGTGGCACTGGCCGCGCAGCGCCTGCTCACGGCAAAACAGCCGGTCAGTCTGGCGAACCTGCTCGACACTATCGCGCTGACTGAACGCGCGGATATGCCCGATATCGTGCGTGCGAAGCTGCACAAAATCACCGGCTACGTGCTGCGTGACGCGGAGCAACTGCCCGAGGCACTGGCGCACCTGCAGCGTGCGATCCAGTTAGAAAGCACTATCGGGGTGAAAAAGGATATTGAGCAGCTAGAGCGCCAGCTCAGGCCAAAACCCGAACCGGCACCAAAAACCAAAACGACTCAACCGCGCACGCGCAAAACTGCCGCTAAACCGGCGGCACGGCGCGGGCGTCCACCAAAAGCGGCAAAAGCCGCTGGTTAACCGAGCGCTCCCCGAGCCGGGCGGCACGCCGGTCAATGCGGGTATCAATTGCCCTGACTGCGACCGGCGTCCACCGCCCATCCATTACCCGAGGTTGTCATGAAGACGCTGATTATTGAGCCAAAAAAAGAGCCGCAGGATGTGCCGGGCGTGGTGATACCGCCACCGGGCGTGAGCGAGCCGGTAATCAAAAACACCCCGTTTTTTCCTGATGTTGATCCGAAGCGCGTGCGGGAAGAAATGCGTTTAGAGCAGACCGTTTCCCCCGTGCGCCTGCGCCGGGCGATTAAGACCGCGATCGCGGAGACTAACGCGGAGCTGAGCGACTGGCGCGAAATTCAGCTCGATGCCGGTTACGCCACGCTGGCGGATGTCCCGACCGACAAGCTCGACGGCGAGAGCGTGCGCGTTTTCCACTATTTCAACGCCGTGTGCTCGATGACGACGGCCACGCTTTATGAGCGTTTTCGCGGCGTGGATGCGACTGCCAAAGGCGACAAAAAGGCCGACAGCATCGACAGCACTATCGATGAAATGTGGCGGGATATGCGCTGGTCTGTGGCGCGCATCCAGGACAAAGCGCGCTGCATTGTGGGGCAAATCTGATGAAAGCCTACGCGCTGCAGGGCGACACCCTCGACGCAATTTGCGCCCGGTACTACGGGCGCACCGTGGGCGTGGTCGAAACTGTCTTAGAGGCAAATCCCGGCCTGTCTGAGCTCGGCGTCATCCTCCCGCACGGCACGCTAATTGAGCTGCCCGAGACCGACAGCGCGGCCAGAACCGAAACGGTGAATCTATGGGACTGAGTATGGAAAAAATCACCACGTTTATCGCCTACTGGCTGGCCGTGGGGCTGGCGTATGTCGGGGCAATGTCCCCCGAAAAGATGGCGCTTTACGTGGGCGGCGGATGCGCCATTTTTACCGCGCTGACGAACTACTGGTTTAAGCGCAAGACGTACCTCTATCTGATATCGCTCGGACTCGATAAAGGGGCTATTCGTGAAATCAATCGTTAAAAAATGCAGTGTGGCCGCCGTGCTGGCGCTGGCAGCACTGATGCCTGACTTTCGTCTGCTTAACACCTCGCCCGGGGGGCTGGCGCTGATTGCCGACCTCGAAGGTTGTCGCCTGACGCCTTACCAGTGCAGCGCGGGAGTGTGGACGTCGGGCATCGGCCACACTGCAGGCGTCGTGCCGAAAGGGGAAATCACCGAGCGGCAGGCGGCGGCGAACCTCGTCGCGGATGTGCTGAACGTCGAGAAACGTCTGGCGGTCTGCGCGCCGGTGAAAATGCCGCAGCACGTTTACGACGCGCTGGTCAGTTTCTCATTCAACGTGGGAACCGGCGCGGCCTGCCGGTCGACGCTGGTCTCGTATATCAAACGCCAGCAATGGCCGCAGGCGTGCGACCAGCTCACCCGCTGGGTTTACGTGAATGGCGAAATTAACAAGGGGCTGGAAAACCGTCGCGCGCGCGAGCGTGCCTACTGCCTCAGGGGGATTGAATGAAAGTGATGTTGTTTTTACTGGCCGCGCTTATTGCGGTTGTGCTCTGGCAGCGTCATGAAAACGGCAACCTGACGCGCTCGTTTGAACGGGCAAACAGGGTCGCTACGGAACAAAAAACCGCGATCGGAATGCTGAAAAATCAGCTTTCCGTTTCGCAGGGTATTGCCAGGCGAAATGAAACCGCGCAGGTCAGTTTACGCGGCGAACTGCTGGCCGCCGGTGCGATGGCCGTGCGGCGTGAAGAAACCATTACGAGGCTGATAAATGAGAATGAAACCCTACGCCGCTGGTATAGCGCTGAGCTGCCTGATGTTGTGCGTCGGCTGCACACCCGCACCGCCTGCGCCTCCGCCGGTCATTGTTTACAGCGCCTGCCCGAAGGTGAGCTATTGCCCGATGCCGGGAAGCGACCCGGCCACTAATGGCGACCTGAGCGCCGATATTCGCAGGCTTGAGCACGCGCTCGCCGCGTGCGCGCTGCAGGTTGAAACCGTCAAAGACTGTCAGGATAAACTCGATGAAGAAAGCACGCAGCCTGCGCGAAGCGCTGATTAAAGCCGTCCCGCAGCTTGAAACAAATCCCGAAATGATGCGCATATTTGCCGATGAGGGGAATATCGATGCGCGTCTCGCGGCCACCCTGTCGCATGAGAAAATTTACACCCTGAATGTGATCGTGTGTGACTTTGTGGGCGACCCTGACCTGATTTTCGTGCCGGTGGCCGCATGGCTCAGGGAAAACCAGCCGGATATCTGCACGCTCGATGACGGGCGCAAAAAGGGCTACCGTTTCCAGATGGATTTAAACGACGGGGACAGCGTCGATATCAGCATCAGCCTGCAGCTCACCGAGCGCACCCTCATCAAAGAGGAAAACGGCGCGCTGCACGTAAGCTATGCCCCTGAGCCGCCGCTGCCGGAGCCCGTCGCCCGGCCAAAGGAGCTCTATATCAACGGCGAACTGGTGAGCAAATGGGATGAGTGAATTTAAGCCCTTTGACGACCGGCTCAATGGTCTGATTGCTGCCCTGTCACCGGCAGCGCGCCGCAAGCTGGCCGGGGAGATTGCAAAGGAGCTGCGCAAGTCGCAACAGCAACGCATCAAGCTGCAGAAAGCCCCGGACGGCTCACCGTATCAGGCGCGAAAACGTCAGCCGCTCAGGGCAAAAAACGGGCGGATAAAACGGGCGATGTTCCAGAAACTCCGCACAAGCCGGTACATGAAAGCCACTGGTCACGAAAACAGCGCGATGGTTGAATTCACCAGCAAAGTGCAGCGTATTGCTCGGGTGCATAATTACGGCCTAAAAGACCGGCCAAACCGCAATAGTCGGGATGTGCAGTACGAGGCGCGCCCACTCCTCGGTATTCCCTATGACGATACCAAGATGATTGAAATTGTTATAATAAAGAATCTAAGTACTTAATTGCTTTAAATTATAACAGGAACTGGGGTGTGGCCAGTTCCTGTAAATAGATGACTATTTCGAAGGGGGTTAAAGTATGAAGTTTAACCCTAGCTCTGTTTTTGCAATTTGTAATACGCTTTCTGAATTGCTCCAATTACCATTTTGATCACCACAACACTCAGGGCTTAGGCATATAGTCATGCAGGTTATTTTTTTTGTTTTCATGCCTTCGTTCAAAATTTTGAATAGATTCTGGATGAACTTGGTGTCGATAAACCTAAAATATTTCTCGTCCTTGTCAGTAAAGAAGTAATCAAGATCAATGTTGATAATGATTTTTTCATGGTTGTTAATAGCACTTTCTAAAGCTTCCAAGAGTTCGTAAGGCTCAACGTTTTCGAAGCAGTGCTGGAAAGGGTTGTTAGGATATGTGCCGTCTTTATGGGTTGCAAAGTATATGGCAGCGATGTGATTTTGTAGTGCGCTGTCAGAAATGAAGTAAGAAAGGTAATTATCCCATCGAATTAAAGGCGAGTTTTGGTTGTTAGATTTGACTGTTAGGCCTAGGTAATCCTTAAGAGAGTTTAAATTAAAAACGCCCGGAAATTGTGCAGCGTAAGGCCCATGCAAAGGAAAAGTGTCATAGTGCCTGTCAATATGGAACAAAGCAATATCCTGATTCGGCTTTAAGTGCTGCATCCAGCACCAAAGAGCAGTTCGGTGGTTATCGCTAATGTATATACCATTTTCTTCTACTAAGAAATTTACATTGAATGCACCGGAGGTGCTTTTTTGATTTAAAGGAATCAGCCAATTCATATTAACTCCACATTCTAGATATTTTCAAAGGAAATTCCAACACAAAGGTAAAGCGTCACTGCGAGTTGTGCTGGCCGTGATAGAGAGTGACGAATTAGAAAACATACGATGTTAACTTCACAATAGTGCTCATGAATACACTGAACAGTCTACAAGAAATCGCACGCGCGATCCGCAACCTTATCCGCACCGGCATCGTGACCGACGTCGACCACGACGAGGGGCTTTGTCGTATCCAGACCGGCGGTATGGAAACCACCTGGCTGAACTGGCTAACCTGCCGCGCCGGTCGCTCGCGCGTATGGTGGGCTCCATCCGTTGGCGAGCAGGTGCTTTTGCTGGCGATCGGCGGCGAGCTCGATACGGCATTTGCGCTGCCCGGTATTTTCTCTGATGACCATCCCGCGCCGTCTGCCTCCCCTGATGCACTTCATGTTTCCTTTCCTGACGGGGCGGTTATTGAGTACGAGCCCGAAAACGGCGCGCTCACTGTGTCAGGCATCAAAACCGCAGACGTCACCGCGTCTGAGTCCATCACGGCCACTGTGCCACTGGTACTGGTGAAAGCCTCGACCCGCATCACGCTCGATACGCCGGAGGTGGTGTGCACCAACAAGCTGACGACCGGCACGCTCGAAGTGAAGAACGGCGGGAAGATGAGCGGGAATATCGAGCACACCGGCGGGACACTGAAATCAAACGGCGTGCAGGTGGATAACCACGCGCACGGCGGCGTCGAACGGGGCGGAAGCTGGACGGAGGGCATCAAATGACGGTGCGTTATCTGGGAATGAACAGCCAGACCGGCCTCAGTATCTCTGAGGTTGAGCATATCCGGCAAAGCGTGCGCGACATTCTGGTCACACCGGTTGGGTCGCGCGTCATGCGTCGTGAATACGGCTCGCTTCTGTCGCAAATGATTGACCAGCCGCAGACCCCGGCGCTGCGCCTGCAGATTATGGCCGCGTGCTATTCCGCGATCCAGAAGTGGGAGCCCCGCGTAAATCTCTCGACCATCACCTTTGAACGGTCGGAGACCGACGGTGGGCTGTATGTCGACATCACCGGCACCCGCTCCACCGGCGGCCAGCCTTTTTCACTCACCATTCCACTGAGTTAAACGCTATGGCAATTGTTGACCTGAGCCAGCTCGCCGCGCCTGACGTCGTGGAAGAACTGGACTATGAAACCATCCTGAGCGAGCGAAAGGCTACGCTCGTCTCGCTTTATCCCGAGGAACAACAGGAGGCCGTTGCGCGCACGCTGATGCTTGAATCAGAGCCGATTGTTAAGCTGCTGGAAGAAAACGCCTACCGGGAAGTAATCTGGCGACAGCGCGTCAACGAGGCCGCGCGCGCGGCCATGCTGGCCTACGCCACTGGCGCAGACCTCGACCAAATAGGCGCAAATTACAACGTCAAGCGCCTTGTTATCATGCCTGCAGACGACACCACGTTACCGCCAACGCCTGCCGTGATGGAGTCGGACACAGACTATCGTCTGCGCATTCAACAGGCATTTGAGGGGCTGAGTACCGCAGGCTCTGTCGGCTCATATCAGTTTCATGGCCGCAGCGCTGACGGGCGTGTCGCCGATATTTCGGTCATCAGTCCCGCGCCTGCGTGTGTCACGGTCACGGTGCTGTCACGCGAAAATAACGGGATAGCTTCTGACGAGCTGCTCGCCATCGTGCGCACCGCGCTGAACGATGAGGACGTCAGGCCGGTCGCTGACCGCGTGACCGTGCAGTCGGCGAACATTGTCGACTATAAAATCACCGCATCGCTTTACCTTTATCCCGGTCCCGAAAGTGAGCCGGTACTCAGTGCGGCAAAAGCAAAGCTGCAGGCGTATATCACCGCGCAGCACCGGCTCGGGCGTGATATCCGCAAATCTGCAATTTATGCCGCGCTCCACGTCGAGGGGGTACAGCGCGTTGAGCTGGCCGCGCCGGTGGCCGACATCGTGCTCGATGACACGCAGGCGTCATGGTGCACCGAGTACAGCGTGACCATCGGGGGCAACGATGAATAATACCCGACTGTTGCCGGTGGGCTCGTCGCCGCTTGAGGTGGCGGCGGCGCGCGCCTGCGCTGAAATCGAAAATACTCCCGTCCCCCTGCGCCGACTCTGGAGTCCTGACGACTGCCCGGCAAATCTGCTGCCATGGCTGGCGTGGGCGTTTTCCGTTGACCGCTGGGATGAGAGCTGGCCGGAGGCTACAAAAAGGGACGTGATCCGCGCGGCGTGGTACATCCACGCACACAAGGGGACGATTGGCGCAGTGCGCCGCGTGGTGGAGCCGCTCGGCTATCTGATTAACGTCTCTGAGTGGTGGCAAACAAACGACCCACCCGGCACGTTTCGCCTCGATATCGGCGTGTTAGAGACGGGCATCACCGAGGAAATGTACTACGAAATGGAGCGGCTTATTGCCGATGCAAAGCCAGCCAGCCGCCATTTAATCGGCCTCAATATTATTCAGGACATTCCCGGCTATCTGTACACCGGTGCCCTGAGCTATGACGGTGACATCATCACGGTTTACCCCGGATAAGTGAGAGCACAATGACAGTGAAATACAAAACGGTCATCACCAAAGCCGGTGCGGAAAAACTCGCGGCGGCGACCGTCCCGAACGGGAAAAAGGTGAATTTTACGGCGATGGCCGTGGGTGACGGTGGCGGCACGCTGCCGGTGCCAGACCCTAACCAGACAAAGCTTGTCAAAGAGGTCTGGCGTCACACACTGAACAAAATCAGCCAGGACAGGAAAAATAAAAATTATGTCGTGGCAGAACTGCTTATCCCGCCTGAAACCGGCGGTTTCTGGATGCGCGAGCTCGGGCTCTATGATGACACCGGCACGCTGATTGCAGTCGGTAACATGGCCGAAAGCTACAAGCCAGCGCTGGCAGAGGGCTCAGGCCGCGCGCAGACCGTTCGAATGGTCATCATGGTGAGCGACATCGAGTCAGTCGAGCTGACCATTGACACCTCAACGGTGATGGCTACGCAGGACTACGTTGACGACAAGCTCGCGGAGCATGAGCAGTCCCGCCGCCATCCTGACGCCACCCTCACTGCAAAGGGTTTCACTCAGCTAAGCAGTGCGACCGACAGCACGTCTGAGGCGCTCGCAGCGACGCCGAAAGCGGTTAAGGCGGCGTATGACCTTGCCAAAGGGAAATACACGGCTCAGGACGCCACCACGGCGCAAAAGGGCATCGTCCAGCTCAGTAGCGAGACCGACAGCACGTCTGAGGCACTGGCTGCGACACCGAAAGCCGTTAAAGCCGCAAATGACAATGCCGCTGCAGCAAATAAAAATGCCAGTGAGCGAGTCAGTAAATCTGGCGACAGCATGACCGGAACGTTAAATCAGGACTCAGTAGCGCAGGCAACCTATAACCTGACGGCACTTTCCAACGCTGTTACAGGTAATAAAAATTATCTGCGTAAAATGCGCGGTGGCGGGACGGATACTATCTGGCATGAAACCGTTCAGGGTGGCGAGTATCGTCTGGCGACAGGGAGCACTGATGCACAGGAAGAGCTGGCAATAAGTACCAGCGCCGGTGTCAGAACGCGAGGGAATTTCACCTCGCAAACTGGCGGGTTTTATTCAGGAAACGCCAAAAAGTTTTCCTTTGTTTCTTCAAATACTTCTGACAAAAATGCCACCTTGCGCCTTTGGGGGAATGCTGACCGGCCAACAGTAGTTGAATTGGGGGACGACACCGGCTATCACCTTTATTCTCAGCGAAGTAAAGATGGTTCGTTACAATTTCAGTATAACGGCGCAGGGCTATTTAGCGGTTATTTACGCGCAGGCGGGGAAGTGCAATCAAGTTCGGCCAATAGTTACCGCATAGCATATGGCGCTTTTGGGACGTTCTGGCGAAATGATGGCGGAAGCCTTTATTTGATGCTGACAAACAAAGATGACCCGTGGGGGAATTACAACGCCCTGAGACCTTTCCGGGTAAGTCTCAATAACGGTGAAGTAATAATCAGCAAACTCAATTTATCTGACTTCGGATATTTTGATGCGCGTTATTATACTAAAGCACAATCTGATGCGGGCTATATGCCCAAGACTGGCGCATACACAAAAGCCGAGTCTGACGGGCGTTTCCAGCCGAAAGGGAATTACACCCCTGCAGGTCAGGCGTATACAAAAGCAGAGTCGGATGCGCGTTATGGGGTGGTAAATGGTATTCGCCGTGGTGGTCAACAAATCAGAAACCCGACTGATGCGTGGTTTGGCAACTGGGAGTCACCTGCCGGTTGCGTAGTGACGGGTATTCAAATGGACGGCAGAAGTGATGGCCGAAAACTAGGGGTATATTTCCGTCAAATGCAGTACCTGAACAAGCAAACTGGCGCATGGGTTAACATTGGGGATTAAATATGGATACGTTTATTAATCCAGTTATTTATAAATACGAACACATTGAAGTAAGCGGAATAATGCGTACCGGACTTTATTTTCATGATGAGCATGGCCGGGACTGGTACGAAACTTTAACCGGCTGGAAAGGTGCTGTTTCTCTGGATGATGACGGGATTGTCGTGGCTTACGAGCAGGATGTTTCGTATATGGGGATGGAAGAAGGCCGCAATGTCTATGAGGTCGACCCCCTGAGTGTGCCGGTAGATGTGTTAGGGAATTACAAATATGTGGATGGTATTTTTTACGATATCCGCCCTGATGCGACGACGCTTGCCGAACAAACCCGAAAACAGCTCATTGAAGATGCGGGGCTGATAATTTCAGTCCTGCAGGGCGCAGTCGATGAGTCGATGGCTACTGATGCTGAAAAGGCCAGCCTATCAGCGTGGAAGAAATACCGGGTTTTACTTTACAGAGTTGATACCAGTAAGCCCGAAGAAATTGAATGGCCTGAGCTACCACCGAAGAATTAATAAAAAAACCCGCGTTAAGCGGGTTTAATCGTAGGGGCATTCTTCATAGTCTTTTTCAGTTTCATCACCGGCAAACAGCCTGAGCCAGCAAAAGCCAAAGAGGCACCATGCAGCCAGACCACCACCAACCCAGAGTAATATCGTCATTCTCGCTCCCTCGTTAATGGCGAAACGATAGCGACAATATCCCTTCATTGATAATGGTTATCAGCGATCAATTCCAGGAGATTGATCGCTGAAAACGATCAATCACCATTTCCGCACGCTTCACCGGTTCACTGCGCGTTGTACTGTCCCCCCTCCAACGGCATTACGTTTCTTGCACCTCGCGCACAACAGAAAATAGTCGCACCCCTAACAACGGAGTTAAACGGATGAGCGACTATCATCACGGCGTCGAGGTCATCGAGATTAACGATGGCACGCGCACCATTTCCACCGTCTCGACGGCCATCATCGGCATGGTCTGCACGGCCAGCGATGCTGACGATTTAACATTCCCGCTTAATGAGCCGGTGCTGATTACCAGCGTGCAAAACGCTATAGGTAAAGCCGGTAAACTTGGCACCCTGTCAAAATCCCTGCAGGCCATCGCCGACCAGTGCAAGCCGGTCGTTGTGGTTGTACGCGTTGCCGAAGGTATCGACGACCCGGATGACCCGGAAGCGGCACAGAAAGAAACCATTTCCAACATCATCGGCACGACCGACGAAAACGGGAAATACACCGGTCTTAAGGCGTTGCTGGCCGCGCAAACCGTCACCGGCGTCAAGCCGCGCATTCTCGGCGTGCCGGGGCTGGATTCTCTGGAAGTGGCGACCGCGCTCGCGGCAACCTGTCAGAGCCTGCGCGCGTTTGGTTACATTAGCGCATGGGGCTGCAAGACCATTTCTGACGCCATCAAATACCGTGAGAATTTCAGTCAGCGCGAGCTGATGGTCATTCACCCTGATTTTCTCGCATGGGACACCACGGCGAACGAAACCGACATTGCATGGGCGACCGCCCGCGCGCTCGGCCTGCGCGCCAAAATCGACCAGGAAACCGGCTGGCACAAAACGCTCTCTAACGTCGGCGTGAATGGCGTCACCGGCGTCAGTACCTCGGTCTCATGGGATTTGCAGGAGAAGGGAACTGACGCGAACCTGCTGAATCAGGCCGGGGTGACAACGCTCATCCGTAACGACGGCTTTAAATTCTGGGGCAACCGTACCTGCTCAGATGACCCGCTTTTCCTGTTTGAAAACTACACCCGCACGGCACAGGTGCTGGCCGACACGATGGCTGAGGCGCACGCGTGGGCGATTGATAAACCCGTTACCGCAACGCTTATCCGCGACATTGTCGCCGGTATCAATGCGAAATTCCGCGAGCTGAAAAACAACGGCTATATCGTTGACGGTACGTGCTGGTACGACCCGGAGTCGAACAGCGTGGAAACCCTGAAAGCCGGGAAGCTGTATATCGATTACGACTACACCCCCGTCCCTCCGCTGGAAAACCTGACCCTGCGCCAGCGCATCACCGATACCTATCTGGCAGACCTGTCAGACTCGGTCAACAGCTAAGGAGCTCAGAGCATGGCGTTACCACGCAAACTGAAATACCTGAACATGTTTAACGACGGTCTCAGCTATATGGGCGTCGTTGAATCCGTCACCCTGCCAAAGCTGACCCGTAAGCTTGAGAAATACCGCGGCGGCGGGATGCCGGGCTCGGTGTCGGTTGACCTCGGCCTCGACGACGACGCGCTGTCGCTTGAGTGGACGCTGGGCGGCCTGCCCGACGTCGAGCTGTGGGCGCAGTACGCGTCACCGGGTGCCGACAGCGTGCCGCTGCGCTTCACCGGCTCATTCCAGCGCGATGACACCGGCGCTATTTCCGCTGTTGAGGTGGTCATGCGTGGCCGTCACAAAGAGTACGACGGCGGCGAAAACAAGCAGGGCGAAAGCGGTACGACCAAAATCGCGACCGAGTGCTCGTATTACCAGCTCACGATTGACGGCAAAGAGGTCATCGAGATTGACGTCATCAACATGGTGATGAAAGTCGACGGCGTCGACCGTCTGGCGGAACACCGTAAGGCGATTGGCCTGTAACCCCTTAACCGGTCAGTCAGGCTGGCCGGTCACTTAACTTTGACGAGAGCAACATCATGGAAAACATCAACGAAATCAACGAAACCGAAAACTCAAACATTGTGATCCTCGATAACCCCGTCATGCGCGGTGAGCAGAAAATCGAACAGGTGACCGTTACAAAACCCAACGCGGGAACCCTGCGCGGTGTGAGTCTGGCCTCGCTGGCAAACTCTGACGTTGACGCACTGATTAAAGTGCTGCCGCGTATGACGTACCCGGCGCTCACCGAGCATGAGGTCATGCGTCTGGAAGCGTCAGACCTGATTTTGTTCGCCGGTAAGGTGGTTGGTTTTTTGTCACCATCTTCGGCTCGCTGACATTCCCGGATAACCTTTCGGTCGATGACCTGATGGCGGATATCGCGGTGATTTTTCACTGGCCGCCATCAGAGCTCTATTCCCTGAGCGTGACCGAGCTCATCACATGGCGCGAAAAGGCGCTGCAGCGAAGCGGACACCACTATGAGCAATAACGTCAGGATTGAGGTACTGCTGAACGCAGTAGACCGGGCAAGCCGACCGCTCAAAGCTATCCAGAACGCCAGTAAATCACTTGCTGGCGATATCCGCACTTCTCAAAACAGCCTGCGCGATCTGAATGCGCAGGCTGGCCGAATTGACGGATTCAGGAAAGCGAGCGCACAGCTTGCCGTGACCGGCCAGTCGCTTAACAGGGCGAAACAGGAAGCCGCCGCGCTGGCCGTTCAGTTTAAAAACACGCTGAACCCGACTACCGCGCAGGCGCGCGCGATGGAGGCGGCGAAGAAATCCGCCGCTGAACTGCAGCTCAAATACAACAGCCTCAGGCAGTCGGTGCAGCGCCAGCGCACCGAGCTCGCGCGGGCTGGTATTAATACCCGTACCCTGTCGGCGGATGAGCGCCGCCTGAAAACCAGCATCAGTGAGACGACCGCGCAGCTCAACCGGCAGCGCGGGGCACTGGCGCGGGTCAGTCAACAGCAGGCGCGACTGAGTCGCATTAAAGAGCGTTATCAGGCCGGTAAATCCATTGCCGGAGGCGCTGCAGCGGCAGGCGCGGCGGGCGTCGGTACCGCCACGGCGGGAACGATGGCCGGAGTAAAATTACTCACGCCCGGTTATGACTTTGCACAGAAAAACTCTGAGCTGCAGGCCGTGCTCGGGGGCGAAAAACAGTCGCCCGAAATGGAGGCGCTGCGCAAACAGGCGCGCCAGCTCGGGGACAATACCGCTGCGTCTGCAGACGATGCGGCGAGCGCGCAGATTATCATTGCGAAAAGCGGCGGGGATGCCGCAGCGATTCAGGCGGCGACGCCGGTCACGCTGAATATGGCGCTGTCTAACCGTCGCTCGATGGAAGAAAACGCCGCGCTGCTGACGGGTATGAAATCCGCGTTTCAGATGTCAAACGACCAGATCGCACACATTGGCGACGTGCTGTCGATGACGATGAACAAAACGGCCGCTGACTTTGACGGGCTGAGCGACGCGCTGACGTATGCTGCGCCGGTGGCAAAAAATGCCGGGGTCAGTATCGAGCAGACCGCCGCAATGGTTGGCGCGCTCCATGACGCCAAAATCACCGGCTCGATGGCGGGAACGGGCAGCCGTGCCGTCCTGAGTCGCCTGCAGGCTCCGACCGGTAAGGCATACGAGGCCATCAAAGAGCTCGGCGTTAAAACGTCTGACAGCAAGGGCAACACGCGCCCGATATTTGCCATTCTGAAAGAAATGCAGCGCAGTTTTGAGAAAAACAATCTCGGAACAAGCCAGCGCGGCGAATACATGAAAACCATCTTTGGTGAGGAAGCCAGCTCGGCGGCGGCGGTACTGATGACCGCTGCCTCAAGCGGTAAGCTCGATCAGCTCACGGCGGCGTTTAAAGCCTCGGACGGCAAAACCGCTGAGCTGGTCAAAATCATGCAGAACAACCTCGGCGGCGACTTTAAAGAATTTCAGTCAGCCTATGAGGCCGTTGGTACTGACCTGTTTGACCAGCAGGAGGGGTCACTGCGTAAGCTCACCCAGACTGCCACGAAATATGTGTTAAAGCTCGACGGCTGGATCACCAATAACAAAACACTTGCGTCAACAATCGGCATCATAGCAGGCGGCGCACTGGCAATTATTGGCATCCTCGGGGCAATTGGTCTGGTCACCTGGCCGGTCATTACCGGCATTAATATTTTGATTGCCGGTGCATCACTGCTGGGGACGGTTTTCTCTGCGGTGGGCGGTGCCATCATGACCGTGCTCGGGGCGCTTACCTGGCCGATTGTGGCTGTTGGCGTTGCCATCATCGCCGGTGCGCTGCTCATCCGCAAATACTGGGAACCAATAAGCGCATTTTTCTCAGGCGTAATGGAGGGGATAAAGCAGGCTTTTGCCCCTGTAGTGGAGTTATTCGAACCGTTAAAGCCGGTTTTCGACTGGCTGGGTGAAAAACTCAAAGCGGCGTGGCAGTGGTTTAAAGACCTGATCGCACCGGTTAAATCGACGCAGGAGACGCTCGACAACTGCAAAAATGCGGGTGTGATGTTCGGTAAGATGCTGGCCGAAGCGCTGATGTTACCGCTCAAAAGCTTTAATACATTGGGTACCGGCGTTAACTGGTTACTGGAAAAGCTCGGGGTCATCAAAAAGGAGTCGGGCGAGCTCGACCAGACGGCCGCAAAAGCCAACGCCGCCACCGGCTCGCAAAAGGGGTCTTATATTCCGGCCACCTCGGCATATGGAGGATATCAGGCCTATCAGCCAGTAACGGCTCCTACCGGAAAGACTTACGTCGACCAGAGCAAGCCAGAATATAACATCAACCTGAATGGTGGCATTGCGCCGGGCAGCGACCTTGACCGGCAACTCCGCGAGGCTGTCGATAAACTCGACCGGGAAAACCGTGCGCGTCAGCGCTCAAGTATGCGTCATGACTGAGGGGGATAAAGCATGTTAATGGTTTTAGGTTTGTTTGTGTTTGAGCGCCGCACGCTGCCCTATCAGTCTATGCAGTATTCGAAGGATTACCGCTGGGCGTCAAACGACCGTATCGGAAAGCCACCGGCTTACCAGTATCTCGGGGAAGGGGAAACCACGCGCACGCTGTCGGGTGTCCTCTATCCCGAAATTACCGGCGGGCGTCTATCACTGACCGCCATCGAGCTGATGGCCGACGAGGGGCGCGCGTGGCCGCTGATTGACGGGACGGGCATGATCCACGGCATGTATGTTATCGACAAAGTGACGCACACCCACACTGAGCTATTCAGTGACGGTGCTGCCAGAAAAATCGAGTTTAGCCTGTCCCTTAAACGGGTCGATGAATCGCTGGCGGCCATTTACGGCGACCTTAAAACGCAGGCCGACAATCTGGTCACGTCTGCCGGTGAATGGCTGGGAGGGCTGGCAGGATGATTACGGGAATGAATATTCAGGCCGGGGCGAAGATAGCCCCGGCGTTTATGCTCAAGCTGGATAACGAGGATATCACGCAGGATTTCAGTGACCGCCTTATCAGCCTGACCATGACCGACAATCGCGGATTCGAGGCCGACCAGCTCGATATCGAGCTCGATGACACTGACTGCCAGGTAGCAATGCCGCCGCGCGGCGCAACATTGACGCTGTGGTTAGGCTGGCAGGATTCCGCGCTGATAAAAAAAGGGACGTTCACGGTCGACGAAATCGAGCACAGGGGCGCGCCTGATACGCTGACCATCCGGGGACGCAGCGCCGATTTTCGCGGGTCGCTGAACTCGCGCCGGGAACAGTCATGGCATGACACCACGCTCGGGCAAATTGTCGAGACGATTGCGGCACGCAATAAGCTGACGGCCAGCGTGGCAGACACGCTGAAAGCCGTCGCCGTGCCTCACATTGACCAGTCGCAGGAATCCGACGCGGTATTTCTGTCCCGCCTGGCTGACCGGAACGGGGCGGCGGTTTCGGTAAAAGCGGGGAAACTGCTATTCCTGAAAGCCGGGGGCGGTAAGACGGCCAGCGGAAAACCTATTCCGCAGATGACGCTTGAGCGCGGCGACGGCGATCGTCATCAGTTTGCCATTGCTGACCGGGAAGCCTACACCGGCGTGACGGCAAAATGGCTGCACACCAAAGACCCCAAGCCGCAAAAGCAAAAGGTTAAGCTCAAAAGGAAGCCCAAAGAGAAGCACCTCCGCGCGCTGCAGCATCCGAAAGCAACCAAAGCCCCGGCAAAGACTAAAGCCAAAAAAGAGCAGGAAGCGCGCGAGGGTGAGTACATGGCCGGTGAGGCTGACAACGTGCTGGAGCTTACAACCATCTACGCGACAAAGGCGCAGGCCATGCGCGCCGCTCAGGCAAAGTGGGACAAGCTGCAGCGAGGCGTGGCGGAGTTTTCAATCTCGCTTGCGATTGGCCGTGCAGATTTGTTTCCTGAAACGCCAATCGCGGTGAAAGGCTTTAAGCGCGTCATAGACGATCAGGCGTGGATAATCAGCCGGGTGGTGCATAACCTCAACGGGAGCGGCTATACGACGGGCTTAGAGCTTGAGGTTAAGGTTTCGGATGTGGAGTACGAAAGCGAAGAATTAACGCAATGACATACACTTAACTGTTTGTTATATAATGATAAAATGAGTAAAATTAACGCATCGGAAATTAAATGAGGTGCTCGCCATGTTTCACTGTCCAAAATGCCATTTCGCCGCTCACGCCCGCACAAGTCGCTATTTTACTGACACGACCAAAGAGCGGTATCACCAGTGCACAAACATCAACTGCAGCGCGACGTTTGTGACCACTGAGACGGTTGAGCGCTTTATCGTTTCGCCG